CTGTACAAAAGGACGGATACTCTTTGTTGCCTTCTTAAATTGTTTGAGGTTCATTCCTCCGCATACAATTTTGTTCATAATGTCGTTGGCTCTCTTTTCAGTGTCAACGTATCTGTACAGCACGTTATTTGTTCCGTCATGGTGTACACCCCTAAAACGTACATTCCACTCGTCCAAATACCACTCACACTCATCACATGATGTGTTCTGTAGAATGTTTGAAATATCATTGTACACCTTTGATGCAACACGTACACCATTCCACAACCCGAGTTCTGCAAACGCTACTACATAACCCTTAAAACCTGTATATTTTTGTGAAAGGTTATCTCTCTCGTCTTCGATATACATATTGTTGTTATCATCAATAACTCTCATAACGTTATTGTCTGATAAATCTGTGTAATTCTCTTCACGCATAAATTTACGTGTTTCCTTCATTGTTTCCTCATCATAGAGGTCGATGTTAGTCCAAATTAAGCAACGTTTCATAATTCTATTTGTTTATTTTAATTGTGTCAGCAATATTACTGATTAACGTTTGCAAAGATAAGTATATAATTTGACTTGCGCAAATATTTCGTATTAATAAATGTTAATTGAAATAGTATTTATATATACTGAAGATGTTGAGTGTTTTAATAAACTCATCCTGCAAAGTTTTTGATGCGTCCTCACTTCGAACACTCCATGTAACAGGCTCGTCATCATCACACTTTCCACTTTTCCAATCGTGCAACTCAAATAACTTCTCATTAACACGAATTAACCACGTGTAATGTACCTTCTTATCTTTACTTATTTTGTCCTTTGTCGGTTCTCCAAATACACTCTCTAAAACACTCTTCGCAATAGGTTTTGTTTGTGTAATAAATGTTGTACAAGTGTCGGGAAGATTATCCTCCTTTTGATATACTTCAATTTGAAGGTTATTAATATTTATTTGATTCATAATCTTAAACCAATATGTTAGTAAAAACTTTTTCACACATATCATCTGATAATACACTATCTTCTGATGATGTAACCATTTCTCCATTAAGTAAATTAGTGGACGTAAAATAGAATTTATCTGTTTTCTTATTATAAGAAACTCTTTTTACCACACACGAATATACTTGTTCATTATTAATTGATAATACTTCAATGTATGGTCGTTCATTTAACTTCCTATCACTAAACTCTACAATAAACGTACGATTCTTTTTCATACGTGCAATAGTCTGCTTTCTAATATCTTGATACATAATATAGTTCTTTTAATTTGTTTGGAAAGTGTGTATTACTTTCTATTGCGTTTGTCTAAACAAGTTGCAACATAATCGAGTAATTCCTCCTCATTGACATTGCCTTCCTCGTCCTCAAAATCAGACAACATTTTACCTTCGAACTGATATACTCTATCATTATCAGTGTTAAGGCCAAAATCTAAAGTAACCTTTATTCCTTTAGAATAATTCTTTATAGCACACGCACCAATTTTAACTTCTTTCATAATTCTATTTTGTTATTGATTTACGTCTGCAAAGATAATAATAAACTTTCAATTAAACAAATAAAAATATATATTTAACATATCATTAACATTTATCTTCTTAAGATACTATGTTTTGCGTTTTAAGCGTGTTTAACAATCACTTCTTTATAAGTTATCAACTTTATATATTAAATCCGTCAGATACAAAATAAAACCCTACCAACGCAATGTATTAAATAACGTTGATAGAGTAGAAATTATGAAAGTAATAACTTATTCGTTTTCGTCTTCTATCTTTTCAATATCATAAGAATAAGCAAGACGTTTTTCCCAACCGCTTTGGATATATATTTCACTATCACCTGCCACGTCATTATCTCTCATTCTGATAATAACCCATGTCAGTTCATTATCACCTTCGCAGAAACCTTCACTATCACTATTATAGCGTACCAAGTCACCGCAATAAACTTCCGTTCCGTTTTTATCTGTTACCATTTTTCAAAAGTTCTATGATAGTTGAATAAACATATTCATTTGTGTTATATAATGGGTCGTCCTCATCTAATCTATAAACATCATCACAATCATTTACAATGAATTGTAGTTTATCATCATCATTCAAGATAACCTTACTAACTGCCAAGTCTAAAATATCTTCTTTTACTTGACAAAGAACATAAGGCACATCTTCGATTAACCAATCGCCTTCATTGTTGATAAAGGTTAATTTTTTAATATCATTTTCTTTCATTAAAGAAATTGCGTGTTTTCTAAAATGTTCGTTCATAATTCTATAGTTTTAATTGTTATTATTTTGAATAACTGATGCAAAGGTACGAATATTTTTTTTATTATGCAAGTAAAATCAATAATTTAACATTTAATTAACATAATGATAATTTGGTGTTTATCTAAAGAAGGTGAGCAATTATTCTCAAACTACTTACCTTCTTTGTTCATTTAGTTTTTACAGCACAACTCTTTTATCTTGTCATAAAAGTTTTTCTCAAACGTATCAAAATTATTCAAAAAATACTCCATATCTTTTATTACTTCTTCGGGGTATGAGTAATCAAAAATATCTATTTTGTTCCAAAAAGTGCCGTAAAATACGCCTTCCTGAGAAATCATAAGATTTTGTGGGTTTTCTGTGCTGCCGTTTTCCACACCGATGTATTTTATTTTTTCTTTCTCATCATCATCGCCTATAATTGCATAACAACTAAGAAAGCCTAATTTTTCATCCCAACCATTAGCAATTGCACATAAAGTACGTGTTTTATCACTTTCCCATTTTACTATGCAAAGATACGCAAAAAATCTTATGTAACCAAATTTTTGATGTTAATAAATGTTTTATTTCTCAATCACATACTTAACACGTTCCAAGATTGTTTTTGGTTTTACAAGTTTTTGTTCTGCTTTCATAACCTTATAAATCATTTCTGAATTTTCACTTCTTAACTTTGCAATTTCCTCCGATAACTTCTTATTTCTGTTTCTTACTGAATTATATTGTTCCTGACTGATAAACTTTCCTTCCTCATTCCTTGCCTGCTGATAGCGTGTAATTTGCTTTTGTAGTCCTTTAAGTTCCTTTTCAGACTTGATACACTTATCTTTCGCAAAATAATACATATCTCTCCATTTGTCCCTTTCCTTAACAATATATTTCAATATTACAGAAGTTGGAATATTATCATTAGGACGTTTGTTATTATTATCCATAAACTACTCAATTTAATTTGTTTGTTTTATTTGAGTGGGTTAATATTTCAAACCCACTCTTAATTATTTACCACTTACAACGAACGTCACCTTCCTTTACAATAAAGTCAGTATTAGGCATAACGAATTTACCCTTCTTAAAGTTGTCAGCCGTTTTCTTAAACTTCAAACCTACTACTACATTTCCGTCCTTATAACGTGCGTCATATTTGTCTCCGTCAATAACATTATAACCCATAAATGTTTTTGGCATTGTTTCTGTACCAAATACAACGGCAATACGTCCGCCTTCTTTTAGATAGTCCATACCTATATTGAAGTTCTCTTTAGAGCCATCCAACGACCATGTAATATCATAGTTAGGATATTGTTTCAAAAGTTCCAAATAGTTAGGTACTTTCGTGTAATCATAAAACATTACATTAGGAAACATTTGTAAGATATTCTTTTTACCTAACTTAAACAATAAAGGACTTAAATCGCTTGTTCCATTGATACGTACTGAAAACTCGTGTCCCTTCAATTTTGCACGTTTCTTTTCCAACTTAATTTCATGCAACATCAAACGCATGAAAACCTCTCTATTAGCAAAGAATAAGCGTGTCTTTGTAACACGTGAGCTGTCTATATCATCACGACCCGACAAACGGCTAACCTTGTTACGTCCACTTCCCATAAGGCAATTTGCTTTACACATTGTATTTTGTGGGCAAACGTTAAAACCACTCAAATCGGCTGCAGCCAAATATAAACAATATGTTGAGAACTTATGCTCATATGAATGCAACATCTTTGCGCTTTGTGCTACACTTCCTAAATAGGTAACACCAACTTCCTTCAATGTTGCGGTATAACTTTTCCACTTGATGTTTTTAAGTCGGTTCATTTCACTATTGAAATCTGCAAACTCACTCTTTGTCATCAATCTTTCCTTCATAATTCTAAATGTTGTTTTAATTTGTTTGTTTTGTGGGACTATTCCCTTATCATTTACGATTGCAAAGGTAAGGAAATAAATTGAAATAACAAAATATTTCCTTACGTTTAACATTTATTTAACAGAACTATGAATATGCTTTAATAAACTAAACATATCATCAATAGATAAATCGTTTATAGGTATAGGTAGCATGCTATTGGATGTTTTCAATAATACTTTATCATTTTCTATGAACACAGCAGTTATATTGTATTCCCACGCATATACAGAACACTTAAACGCATTATCAGAAGATAGTAGAAAACATCTTTCGTCTTCATCCTCTAAAACTTCCCTAAACTTGTTGGTAAGTTCCTCTCTCAATTTGGTTATTGTTTCTAACAAAGCAATATCGTTTTTGAAATAACATTCAATTGCTCTATATACTTCATCATCGCTATAGTATATGCAAAAGATACAATCAATATACCCTTCATCATCCATTTTTACATTTGATGATAAATCTTTGGTAGTAACGACTTTAATACACAATTTCTCTCCAATTAAAGCAACATCTGTGACTTCTGTTTCGTATGGTTCTCCGTTTTTATTGGAAAGTAAAACAAATGGTATTTCAATATCAATATTTTGATATTTTTTGAATGAAATATGTAATTTATTGTTCTTACACATTAATTCCTTCGCTACTTCTCTATTATTTTCTAAAATTTCACTTAAACTTTTCATAATTATAATTTGTTTTTTATTTTTGTGTAATTGTTACTTTAGTGAGTTTCAACCATTGATACCCTAAAGCGGTTTTACGCTTTTTATTTGCACATGCAGCGATATTTCCTATAGTTGCTTTACTATTACTACCCAAAGCAATTGCAGCCTCCGTGCATGAATTATAACGTGCAATTACTTTTCCGTCCTTCACTTGTGCAACGGCTACAGATTGATATTTCTTTTTATTATTTTCTCCCATAACTTTATCCTTTGTTTTTAATCTAACTTAATCGGAGAAATTCCACACGTTTTCAATATTTCATTTACTTTATCCATGTTGGTTTCCTTCTCCGCACCAACTTCCTCCAAAAAGTCACCCAATGTTTGACCGAGAAAAGAAACACCACCAAAAGGGGTTGAATCATCTTCCAACACAACATTAAGATATTTGCTTACTGACTTGTTACTCATGACTTCTAATTTTATATATTTATATTTTTATTTAATTATATCTTTATATTTAGATATATTGATGTATTTATATCTTTGTATAATTGTTTATTTATTCATAACCCCCTCCACTTGAAAGGAGGTTATGTTTGTTTTGCTTAATCTGTAGTTCTGATAAAGTAACTCAAATCATCACCTTTGAAAGTAGAGAGTGCTTTATCTCGTGCAACGTAATAGAGTTCAGTGTACAATCTTGTAAGTTGCTCATTTCCTCTCTCATGTAATTCCCACGCCTTGATGTTGAGTGCCATTGCGAACTCTGTAAAATATTTCACATCGTCCTTCCACTCTTTTACAACACGATTAAAGGTTTCCTCAATTGCCTTCTGTCCTCCCATTAATTCTGCAATTGTCAAATCGCTTGAGAATGTTGTAAAGCGTTCATAACCGCTATCTTCCATTACTTTCTCAAAATAATTTTCACTCATCATTGCTGCTTGAAAAACGTTCATAATTCTTGAATTGTTTTAATTTGTTCTATGGGAATATTCCCTTGTTGTTTTGAATTACACTGCAAAGATAGGAATAAAAGTTTGAATAAACAAATAAATTTTTCTTTTTAACTTGAGATTAACATTTTATTAAAAATTTGTTAAACTGCTAATCTCTTCACGTGCGTGCGCATGCGTATAATAATATATAATATAATAGTAATATATATAGGCCTATAATATATTTAATATATAAATTATATAATAATTAAAATAATATATAATAATAAATTTATTAGATATATTATTATATTATAAAAAGAAAAAATATAAAAAAGAAAAAGTTGAAAGTTACTTGATGTAATAGAGAAGTCATTGTTAGGAAAGTTTTTATTTAAAATAAAAATCATATTCCAACTTTAGATTTTAAAAATTACCGTGGCCAGGCCATGAAAAAAATAAAGGAATTTTCACTTTTCAGAATTTTTTGAGTAGAGTAGAAAAGGAATAAACGGCTCAGAATAGCGTTTATTTGCTCTCTAAGCCGTTATAACCACATCAGCGGTATAATTGTACTCTAAATCAAAAATAAGCCGTTAGAACGCAACAAATAGGGTTTTGTCGTAAATCATTTCTTTTTAATAACATTGTACAACCAAACGGCACATATGCAGTCCAAAGTTTTCATGAGAACCAACTTCACCTTGATTCCAAATCTCATTTAGCTGTTTTGTGACAACAATCTTACCATAAGTATTGCTTAATCTTTCCAAAGTGTTGTACAATCTTCTGCAAGCGTTCTCGTCATAGCAAAGATACCTTCTTTCTCCAATCTCATTAATATCTTTTCCTTCACGATGTAGTCCAACTTCATAAAACCAAAATTGTCCCAAGTTAGGAATAAACTTGTTTAGTTTCGCAAACGAAGGACATGTTTTTTTATATAACCCCACTTTGTAATAAACTTTACCAATTCTTTCCTCTATGCGTTCTACTTTTACCAAACAGCCATAATTTTCCTTATAACTATCTACTATTTCAGGAACACTGAAACGTTCTACCTTATAGTGGTGAAGTATTGCAGAATTATTATTAAAAGATACTTCGGTAATTTCTAACTTTATCTTTGGTGTAAAAGTTAAAATAAGTTCTGAAAAATTATTTGTTCTATCTTTCAATAACTTGTCAACTGCTGTAGAAATTGTTTCGTTAAAAAACTCTTTCAACTCATCTAAATTCTTAATCTCTTTCATAATTCTATGTTGTTTATTTGTTATTGATTTACGCTTGCAAAGGTAAGCATATTTTTTGAAACCACCAAATTTTTAATGTTAATTGATGTTAAACAAAAACTTTATTTGAAATAAATAAAAAGTAGTGTGCTAACTATATAAGTTAAAACACACTACCATAAACAATTTATAGAATTATGAAGTATTAATAATCAAGTTCAATATATCCGTCACTAATAAGTTCATGTAGAGAAACTTCTGATAAAAGTTTATTAATCAAAAATTCTCTCAATACTTTCTTAAAAGATATTTTTGTTTCACTATCAGTATCGAAAGCAAAATCATACCAAACATCAGCATTGAAATAGGTATCAACAAGTTCCTTTAACTCATCATTTGTTTTATTTCCCAACAAGTTTTTATAACCCTTAGAAAGAAATAGAAAATATTTCAAGATAAGTTCCAAATTTTCATTTTTAGTATTAGTTGTTGAAATAGTAAGTTTATTAAATGTTTTTGAATTATTCTCTTTAAGATTAATTAATTCTATAAGAATAATATCATCGTTATTTTCTAAATACCAACGATATGAGTAACCAAGTTGATAATTTGGTTTTCCAAGTATATTTTGAATGTCATTAACAGACAAATCAACTTGTTTAATATCTGTTTCTATAAGTTCAATATTACCCAAATCTTCCACTTCATTGTTATACAAAGAATAAATATCTGATGTAACCTTTGGAAAATTAATCTGTAGCATAACTTAATGTTTTAATTTGTTGTTGTGGGACTATTCCCTTATCATTTACGATTGCAAAGGTAGATAATTTATTTCAAACATCCAAATAAATTGACATGTTTAACATATAATTAACAATAGCATAAACGCTATATAATATATACGTATACACGAAGGAAATAACAAACTTGAATAAAAGCGTTTTAAGAAGTTAAAATATATCTGAATGAACAATTATACTAAAACATAGAATAATACGTTTAGAACGAAAGAAAAGCGGTATATAAGCAATTGTATGCAAATATACCGCCTAAACATCTTAATTAGTTGTCTTACTTACTTCTTTCTTACAAAATACTTTCCGTCGTAGAAGTCGTAAATATCATATGTAGGGTTTTTGCTACAGATATTTTTCAGTGAGCCTTCTAACAAGTATGAAATTTCCTCATAACCTTCTGTGTCCTTGTCGTGTATCTCTTCCTTGCTGTAAGCACAATCCAAATCATACTTACTTGTGTTGACAAAAGACATAGCACACTCGTCATTATCATAAATGATTTTGATATTATTCTCATTGAGTTTATCCTTCATCTTCATAAACTCCTCAACAAGTGCCTTCTGCTCGTCTGTAAGGGATAGAGCCTTGAGAACACCCTCCTTGATAGTTTCTGTTCCATTCTCTGATACCTTAATGTCGTTCCAAGCGAGAGCCTCCTCCCTTGTCTTGTAAACACCCTTAAAGTTA